CGAGGACTCCATCCGCGAACAGGTCAGTAATCCGGTCAACGTGTGATCCTTCCAACCACAGGAAGGGACGGGCCGGTATTTTTCTTGTACCGTACTGTTGCCACGGAGCATAGAACAAATCGGTGCCAATCGTCAGGCTTTCCGGTGTTAGTTCCTCGATACGTCCAGTGCTTCCCCTGGTACTCACAGCCGCCTTCATCGTACCGCTGAGAATCAGCAACGGGTGAGGACCATGCAACATGATAGTCACCGGACTATGCGGAGGCCATCGCCCATACGGTGCCTGAGTTCGATCAAAGTTATCCACGAACCCTGCGTGAACCGGGTCAATCAACGAATCGAACACCGGCCCGAAGTCCATACCAAGCAACTCGTCACCGAACTCTCGAAAGCCCTGAACCGCATCCGATGCAAGGAAATCCATTACGGCACCTTGGTGCTCTTCCGACATACGCAACGCCATTGAGACAAATCCTCAGTGCGTCGATATGACTTGATGATCCAGTCGAAATCGAAGGCGTCGAACTTGTCACCGATCGCAGGTTCGATGATGACATTCGTCGTATCAACTAACGTTTCAGCCCACACAACGAACGTTATATCCGTTGGCTCATAACCAAACGTTGAAGCTGCAATCGCAATCTCTCGATCCGTCAGCGCTGATCGCTTGGCCTTGCACACGTTCGCCGATGCCGTCTGAGTTGTCACGCGTTGAGGTCCGAACGCGAAGTTCAAATCCTCGATTCCTTCCAGGTACAGCCAATCGTTCTGGTAATCGACCGACAGCAAGTTCGGAACGTTTCCACTGCCCGGAGTAGAGGAACCACCCGAGCAACCAAAGAACGCACAAAACGTTGTGACTACTGCCATGATTACGCCTTCGTGACCGTCACGTTGATTTGATTTGCCGGTGAAGTCCAAACCTGGGTATCACCGTACTTGAACAAGTTCTGAGTCTGCGTACTGATCGCAAACAACGCGCCCGATGACAGGCTGACAATTGCACCCGAAGCATCGAAACCGAGGATTGATCGGATCGCTGCTTTCTCGTTCGTGGTCCAGTCTGCCGCACCGCCCGATGGAGTATTCACCAATGCACCGGAAGTGAATTCCCAGCCAGTCGCACCGTCGCTCTCAATCATTGTCGCAAGCCGTACCAAGACTTGTATTCCGGCTACGCCCGTTGCAATCTCAGTGACGAAATCTGCCGAGGTTACCCGCGCTGAAATCGCACCGGAAACGAACGCCGTTTCAGGTATCGAATCTGCTGCGAAAGCCGCAGAGGTAATTGCACCTGTGGCAATCTTCGCCGCTGTAATCGCGTTCGCTTGGATGCTGTCCGCTGTGATGACGTTGTTGTTGATTGCGTCCACTGTAGCGGTAACGTGACCATTAGGAGCAATCGCCAAGTTATCAAAGTGCGTTGGGAATGTCACGCCGCTTATGCCGCCTACGTTCCCAACCACTGAGCCGACTGAGCCGTTAACGTCGCCGGAAACGTTTCCAGCCACGGAACCGACAGAACCGACTACATTTCCGCCGACGTTGCCAGATACCGAGCCAACAGAACCAACTACGTTTCCAGATACGCTTGCGACTTGCTGACTGACGCTGATCGTCGTATTCGTCAGAGCTAGCGTTGCGGTTGGATTATCAACGTTTGCAAGGTCGATTCCTGCGTTGCCGTTAGCCGTCACATCGAGCGTGCGACCGGATGCCGTTGGCTTCAATGCACCGAACGCATCGACTTGGTAATCCACGGCGTCAAGTTCGATGAGAATCGCAAGCGGTACCATGTTCGCTGCACCACTCAACGTGATAACTACGTACGTTGCCCCAGTCTGTAATGCCGCATTGGGAATCTGTAATTCGTAGTGACCTGCCAAGATTGGGTCAGCGATGAACCCACCGCTTGTGAACGTGTCCAGAGTTACCCCGGATGCGGTTAGCGAAACTGGTTGCTCAGTCGCTTGCCCTTGCCGTCGATACTTGCAGGTCAGTCCGGAAGTGCTCGCAGTCAAGCCTGAGAGTAACGCACCGGTAGTCGAGCTACTATCCTGCACTCTGATCGGAATGGATCGTCCAGTGGTTCCGGCCTTGATCTTAAAAAACACTATAAGAATCCTCCGTTAAATCCGCTCGGGTGCCTCACCGAACCACCACCAGTCACGCCGTACGCCGTCTGCTCTACTAGCGAAATCATCAAGGCACGCCAAAACGAACTGGTTGCAAGTGTCAGTGATGTGGCTGACCAAATCGTTGAGCGAGCAAGTTGGTACTTCACAGCGACTTGGAAGTTTAGACCGTCACCCTGGTCAAACAAATTGGTCAGTGCCCCAAGAGTTTGAGCAAGATTATTTGTTGTATTACGATTCGCTCCCCAAGAAACAAGTACCTGATCCTCGGCTCCTGTTTGAAATGTACCTGCGGTTTGCAATGCCCAACTCATTGTTGTCGAAGTTCCGCTACCACCGCTTATAAAATGCGGTTGAATCGTAGTATTTGCGGCTCCGTACCAAGATGTCATCGACACATGGTCGGCATTTGTCCAAGTACCAAAAGCCTCAGCGTTGCTCTGAGCGATCTTGTACGCGCAAACGACCGTACCAGTGGTCGCGCCGACGTTAAACCGAGTCACCCAGCCGCTCGGTATTGTCGGTGCGGTAGCCGATCCATCATTCCACGCGAACATCAACAGCAAGTCACCCGCTTGGTGCGTTGGCATCGCCCCAGTGTTCGATAGATATTGTACGTTGCCCCTGAGTGCGATACTCACAGTTGTGGCCTTTCTGCAGGTGGTCCCGGCCAGATATCCCATGCGGTCATGTTCGCATTGTATCGTGCTCTGCTTTCAGCCTTGCCAGCTTCACGTTCGATTTCGACTCGCATGAGCCTAGCCGTGTCGATTATAGCTTGCTCATCCTCAGCCACGCCGAACTGATCACACAGGCTTTTATTGTACCGTGTCGCCTGAGCTAGCTTGATCAAGTCCGGATCTCCCGAAGCTAACATCATAGCGTTCACATTGGCATCACCGAACGGTGCCTTGTTTCCGGTGATCGCGTCAGCAACCCAATCAAAATCAGTGGTCCTCAATCGAGCCAACAACGGTTTGACCTTTTCCGCGCCGATGCAGGCGGCAACACCCCATGAGGACCACCATTCAGGGTCAGCATACGGAATGGTTTTCGCAATAGCCTCCGCGACGATTTCCGCATCCGTCTTGCTCTGCCAATCTGGGATCGAATTGATTACTGACCGATAGCCACTCATACCTTTGGCCTCACCCTTAAAATGCTTGCTACGAGCCATTCCAGGGCATACCAAAACCTAGCTCGATCCAACCACGGATTGAGCACGTCGGACATTACGCAGTACCGACAATTGAAGGGCGCTTTGTGGTGCCCGGCATGACTTCGTGGTGACTGTACCAAGCCCGTTTCCTGCATCGCCTCAATCAACCAATTTAATCGGCCTTTCGAGTGTCCCCAGCAATGCACCTCGTTCGCCTGCGAAAGAAACGCAAACGTCAACCAAGCCGAGGAACCATACCAAAGACACAAGCCGCAAACGGCCAGTGATGGCACGATTGTCGTGTAGTTCCGTTGCCAGTACGAACCCTTCAAGAACGCAAGCGGCTCGGAGTGATGCAGCTTGTTCGGACCACCAACCAACGCACCCACAAACGGCGTATTGTGATCCGTGTATCGATCTTCCCACCAATGAACAAACCCGGCGATGAAGTCAGCCGCTAGCCACGATAGCAGAATCCAACCGATCCAATCCATGATTCCCCCGTTTCACCGCAGAACCTCTGCAAGACGCTCCACGGTCATGAATCCAGACACCTCTACGCTTCTTGCGCAATCGGTCACCAGGAAGTGAGGAACGCGGCTATATCGGTACTCTGTATCCTCACTTAGTGCGATTCTCCATCCCAGGCGTCGAAACCTCTCGGCCTCTCGCCCAAGCCATCGCTTACACTCAACGCAATCCGAACGCGTGAACATGATTATTTCAGGTACCACAGCCGACGGCGAACTAGGCTCGCTCTTGGCCTTCTCTTTGCGTTCTCGCAGCATATCCTCATAGGCTTGCTTCATCGACTCGATCAAACGTTCGGTATCGTCAGGATTCGACGCTTTCCCTGCGTTTTCATTGGTCGAGCTACTCACCAGACTGGAAACGTTTCCACTTTGCGTGCCGAGCTTATAGCCCAGTGCTACACACAGTAGCAAGGCAACCAAACCACCAACAGCAAAAAAAGGAACGTTACTTTTTTCCATTATCGTACTTCTCGGAAGTGAAGGAAGATCGTCATTGCAGGGGACTGAGAACTCGCAGTCTTGATGCGAATCAGTCCCGTATAACCTCGCATTGATGCAAGGAAGATCGCACTGTTCACCGGCACAAATCGCGCCGTGCTACTCATCGCGGTCGAGTGGGCAGTACTCGAGTCAACACCGCACACAGTCAGCCACGTTTGGCCGTTGTCGTAGGAAACTTCATAGCCCAGGCTCGCACCTGTAAACCCAGCCCCGCAACTTACGCCGCACAGGACTTCATTCTCTGGGATTGGTACCGAGTTACTTGTATCGGTCCCGTTCGGTACTGTGACTTGCACGCGGTTCATGTATACACCTGTGATTCGATTTCCCAGCTTCCATCCTCATCAGCCAACGCAGCTTCGACTTCGGCCTCACGTAGGATCGCCTCATCGAGCATCTTGAGTTCTTCCAACAGTGACTTGCGAAACCCGACGTGATCCACCGACGTGCCACCATCAGCCGTCATCGCGTTAGGCTTGCCGCCTACCGTCGTGATCGTCATAGCGGCCAATTGTGCCGCCACTGTTGCCCGTCTCGTTCGCAAGTCCGTTAGTACACTCATAGTGCCCACATCCTAACAGCTACCTGCACACTAGCCCAAGCCGAGGCGTTCCAAGTCTGCTGCGTGCAGAATTTCTTGTTCCTCGTTCGTCAAGTCACCCCCGCGTTCAGCCTTGGCCCTCAATGATGCAAGGTACAACGCTCGCTTCTGCTTATCGATCCGTTTTGGATCGGTGCACTTGGCTACCAGTTCATGCTTCACCGGGTCAACCTGCTTCGCTGCATTCTCCGGGCTTGGAGTCGTCGCCACGTACCACCGAATCGCCTCAGACTCATCGCAGGCCCGAACCTTCTTCGTCGGCAATGGTGATCCATCTTTCTTGGGACTCACCGTGAACTCGTACCCATCACCAACGCAAACCGCCTCAGACGGTCGCACAGGCCGCGCAGCCCCTGAATCCTTCTGTGCTTCAATGCTCGCTTCACGCTCGCTCAGGGCGGTCTCACGTGCCTTTAGTTCGGCTTCCGCCTTCTCCAGTCGTGCCAACCGTTCTTCGATACTCGCTTGCTGATCCTTCGCCATGCTCAACTCCAAAAAAGGGAAACCAAAAAAAGCAACGTTGCGATTTTATAGCCTATCGCTAAGCACGAATATAGCAACAAAAAACCACCCGAGTTACCCCAGGTGGTTTCTTGCTTCCCTCCCACTCGATCAGTGGATTCGACTAGGTGCACTTCGCAGCGTATAGACGCTCACGAACACCTGCGGCCCCTCGCTCGCTCGCCTTGAGGCGTAGAACGATATCACGAGTAAAGCCGACTTCGCTGTTCTCGTCAGACTGGGTTACGGTCAAAGGCCAGTTCTGCATGTACACGAACGCCTTCTTGAAGTCACCTGCAAACCATGTCGAATCGCTGGAAGTCCGTTGTCGGACGTACTGACCAGAAATCACCTGCTTGTTCCCGGCAACGCTCGAGCCGTTCACGTAGGTTTGGTTGTTGCCGGTGTTCGATCCCTGACGCGTCATCGATGCGTTGATGATTCGACCTGCCAAAGTTTCCAGTGCCTTCGGAACGAGGATCTGCGTAACGTCAATCGCAATCGGTTCCCCGGTTACTGGGTCCGTCATCACGTTGAACTTTTGCTGAACTGAATCGATCGAAGTCCAGTCAGCAAGGGTATTGC